CCTCGACCGAACAGGAGGCCACCCCCGCAGCCCTGACTGCCTGAACCATCACATCGAAGAATCACACGACGACGTCGTACACCACGTCCCTGGACTTGACCAGCAGGCATGTCCCGCGACGCTGCTCGCCACGCCCTGGTAAAGCTCACAAACAACTGTCTGGCCGGGACCATCCCCGGTAGACCGGTGAAGTACTTCCGTGTCGACACACCACTAGACGTAGTGGCCGATTCTCTAGGCGTCGCTGGGTACGTCGAGCACCAACGCCAGAAGATCGAACTGCGCCAGTACGCCAATCGGATGGGTTACCCGAAGTCGTATTCAGCGAGTCAGCAGGTACCCGACCAAGCGGTCGATCCGTGGGGGAACCCCGAGCAGGTGCGCGCTGTCGAATCAACGCCGCCGTTACAGCGCAAGGCCGCGTGGGTGGACTGCTGCGACAACGTTCCATTCTGCTCCTGCCCGCAGACCGAGCAGACCCACAAGAGTCAACTAACCGAAACGAGATAACGATGGCTATACAAGGAACGCTGTACGTCCGCCAGCTAGACGAGTCAGGCAACAGCATCAAATGGGAGATCTCAGGCGATGCGCAGAGCCGTATCGATGTGGTCTTCTCGGAATGGATTGTTGTCGAAGAGATGACGCAGGCACCGCCTTTCAGGCGGGTAATGGAGATCGTGGACACGAACGGCATGTGCGCCTTCGGTCCTGCACTCACCGAGAACCCCTTGCTTCTCGGCGGCAAGGGTTTTCACATTGCCTTCTTCCATCCTCGCCTAAAGGGGTTAGAAGCCTCTGAGATGCCTCGGATGATGGAAACCATCCCGACAAGCTAAGTAACCTCACTACCCACCTATTAGCCCGCCAGCGTCCCGCTGAGCGGGTTTTTTCATGCCCACAGAAGGGAACTCATGCACGAAACCGATCTAGAAGACGAGACACCGGAAGGGCATGTGCCGTTGTGGCGCAGAGCCCGATCCGTTGATGACGACCGGGAGGCTGCATTTCAGCGGTATCTCGAATCGTCCGTGCCGTACTTCGATGCGGTCGACGCATCGGGCCACACTCCGTGGCATCACGGCGACATCGAATCTCGCCGCGCGCTGTTCTATCGCCGCTACATCCAGACAAACGACCGCGTTGCCGTCTGACCACGTTGTGAATCAACAACTCCCGAGGCCCGCCACCGAAAGGAGAATCGATGGCAGCTGCCGGATCTAGAGAAGTGGGGCGCGTCAGCGTACGCGTAGTCCCCGACACAGACGGTTTCCGTCGTGCTCTCAAGCGACAGCTTGAGGCTATTACCAAAGGCATAGAAGCCAAGATCAACGTCGACCCGGACGTGAGCGGCTTTCGACAAAAGGTAAGTGCCGCCACTAAGGCCCTGGACAACGCCAAGGTCAAGGTCGATGTCGACAAGAACAGCGAGATCCTGCGTAAGAACGGTTTTCACACAGCCGACGAAACGATCAAGCTCAAGTTAGACCCGAAGTTCGACTACATGCTTCGGCAACGTCTGCAAAAGATGGGCGCTGTCAAAGTACCCGTAGAACCGGATGTCAAGACGTTCCGTATGCGGTTCGCAACGATGATGTCGAAACTGAAGAACCGGCTGTCCAATATCGAGCCCCCTTCGTTCGGATTCGGCATCAACGCAACAGGTTACGCGTTGATAGCTTCGGCTATTTCGCTCCTATCACCGGTAATCGTAGGTCTTCTAGGTGCCCTAACCACGGGTCTGCTGGCGCTCCCCGGACTCATTACGGCTGTGGTAGCGCCAATAGGTGCGTTGGTTCTCGGTCTAGATGGACTGAAGAAAGCAGCCGGGGTACTGGAGAAGCCGTTCAAGGAACTTCGGGACACGATGTCAGCGAAGGTCGAAGAACAGTTCACGCCTGTCTTCGAGAAGCTGAAAGACATATTTCCGACGCTGAAGGCGGCATTGCCCAGCGTCACACAGGGTTTGGCTGATATGGCTAAGTCGTTCGCGGACGTGCTGACCAATCCCGCCAACCTTGCCAAACTCGATCAGACGATCCGCAACATCGCTAGTGGCCTGACGGCAGCGGCACCTGGTATACGGGACTTCACCCAAGGGTTCCTTGATCTGATCAACGGGTTCTCTAACAAGCTCCCCGATATCGGTAAATGGTTCTCGGATACCGGTGCCTCGTTCAGTAAGTGGGTCAAGGACTTCACGGCGGCGGGGCCAGACGGGGTGTCCAAGTTCGATGTCGCTTTGAAGGGCCTCGGGGACACCCTGAACATACTGGGTAGCGGACTAGTCAACATCGCTGGCCGCGTACTGGACTTCTTCTCCGACCCCAAGAAGGTCGAAGGGTTCAAGAAGGAACTACAGGCCATCGTAACTTTGATCGAGAAGCTAGTCGGTCTGCTGGTCATCGCAGCCAACGCGGTATCGGATTTCCTAAATCGGTGGGACCGGATAACCAGCATGAGTCCCGCCGACATGTTGTCGGGGATGTTTACTGGGCTACAACAGATTATCGGGAGTCTCACGGCATCGATAATCACGGAGTTGTCCCAGATTCCCACTCAGCTGGCCACTGCGTGGAGCAGCATCCCCGCTATCGCGCAGTCGGCGTGGAACGGTGTGGTTCAAACGGTTAGTGGGGCTTTAACAGGTGTCCTGAACGTCGTCATAAACGGTGGATTTCAGATCGTCGGTGAGGTCACTACATGGCCGGGAAAGATCGCAGCGGCTTTGGCTGGTCTATTCCAGGCCGGGTTTGATGCTGGTGCACAACTCGTCCAGGGATTCATCAACGGTATCTCCGGGATGATCGACTCTGCCGTTGCCAAGGCTCGCGAGATGGCACAACGAGTCAAGGACGCTGTTACCGACTTCCTCGGAATCCATTCTCCGTCAACAGTTATGGCTGCCATCGGTGGATTCATCGGGGACGGCCTAATCAACGGGATGAAGTCGAAGCAAGGCCAGATTGAGAAGACCGCACAGGGCATCGGCCAGAGCATCAAGGACGCGTTTGACGTGAGCGGCTACGCACAACGTGGTATCGACGCCGGGTTCGCGTTCGCCGGGGCCAACGCCGATCAATTCATGTCCGACTTGGGCATTGGCGGTAAGGGCCTGTTGTCACAGCTTGGAGAACAGGGGCTCAAGTTGGGCACCCAGTTCGCAGGCCAGGCGCTCGGCGGCAGCACGTTCAACTTCCAAGTTTCCAACGTCGATGAAGCAATCGCCATCAAGAACAACCAGATCAACAGGGAAGCCCTGAGCTACTGGCGCCGCTAGTCGTGAGGCCCCCGTCGCCCGCCACGGGGGTTCTCGCACCTATCGCCAACGGTACTAACGCCGTTGGTACACAACAAAGAAAGAGAAACACACATATGGAAACAATCTTTAGTCGCGACGGTGCTCTGATGCTCAGTCTCATCCGCGATCTTCGGAGCATCGATATCGAGATCCCGGTAGAACTGGAGAGCGAGATAAACCTCTACAAGTCGGTCCAAGATACCGATCGGGCCGCGCGAGTCGACCTCCAGAATGCGCAGTCGAGGTTGAGCGCCTGTACGCCGGATGAATGGGATGACACGGTGCTAGCGCTGTCGACGGCTCTTACAACGTCGTGGAATCTCGACAACGGTCTAACGTCCAACCTGTTGCAAACTACGACAGACCGATTGGTACGAACCACCTACCGCTACACGTCTCATTGGTCCGCCCAGATCGTCTCCAGGCTCAACGCGCTAGTCGAGTCAACAGAGTGGAACAGGCACGTCCGCAACATTCCTGCGTTCGACCAGAAGGTCCGAGCGCTATCGATTACCCGTTCGCAGGCGACAGCCGTCGCGGCGTGCCTGGAAGCTGCCGACGCGTTCAATCCGCTTTGGAATGTGTTAGTCCGGCTTGGGAACTTGGACGGTCACGAGATCGGCGTAGGCCGCGCCGACGATTTCTCGCGGAACGCCCACCTGTTTTACATGCTGTCCGATGGTGACTGGGGCCAAGCGCAGGGTGCGGCTATACGCATGGCCGGGTCCGCATTCAAATCGACTGCCGCCGAAGAGTACACCGAACTCCTACCGTTCGTCTTCCCCGGTCTGGTTGGTGCTGACTTGGACTTCGCAACGCCGAACCGGGCGTTGGACCGGCGGCGTAACCGCCAGACCTTTGGCACCGTCGGGCCTATCGCTCAGTACAGCGGCGTTTCCTACCACTCGTGACCCGAAGACGCGGCCGGATCACCGACTGCCCACGCGAAGGCTGTCCCCGGAAGGTATCCAGCCACTCAAAGTCGCCGTACTGCACAGCTCTGTGCAAGTGCGTTGACGACTACCTAAATCGCGTCCAGAGCCTTTGTAAGGCACTAGGAACCGACAACGGGCTATCGGAGCTATGGGCTACCGCAACGGAGCTGAGCGACTTCGTGAGCGCTACGTATCGCATGGACAGAGAAGTGTTCCAGCGCTTCAAGGATCTGGGCATGACACACACCGAATGGCGCCGAGCAGCGGCACCTCAACCGAAGGGCGTTTCGTAATGGCCGTGTACTCAGGAAGCCTTGGTCTGCAAGGCATCTATCTAGGTTCGACACCCGTTCAGAAGATCTACCTAGGAACCACTGAGATCTGGTCGGGTGCGTCACCTGTGCAGTTCGTTGATGCAAACGCTACTGGAGTCAACTCTGTTCCAATCCCCACCCACGCGATTGGGGAATTGATCGTGTTGTGCGCAGTCAACGACTACGCCACCCAGGCCCCGGTAAAACCCTCTGCGGCGGGAACCGTGCCGAACTGGGTGTACATCGACAACACCGCCGACACGGGTATCACTACCTCCTATTTCAAGGCGACGGCTACGAACCACACATCTGGGACGTGGACGAACACAAGCCGCATGATCGCGGTAGTACTGCGAGGACAGAACGCGGCTACCCCCATCGGAGGGCATGCGTCACAACGTGGTACCTCAAGCGGGCCGTCCACAGCCCCGGCTATCACGTTGGATCACACAGATGGATCGTCGGTGCTGTTGTACTTCCACGCCCACACCACCCTAAACAGCACCGTATGGGACGCAGCCCCAACCGGTTACACCCGCCGCGCCGCGTCTGGCACCGGGTTCCAGCCGGGGCTAGTCCTCAACACAAAGGACTCGTCTACTTCGGATGGTTCTGTCTCACAGACAGGTGGACAGAACTTCAGTAACTACACAGCTGCCACTGTTGAGGTGCGGAACTAAACCCAGTAGAAACCCCCGGCCTTATGGGGGGGCCGGGGGTTTGTGGGCGGATGGGTTATCGGTAGTTGGATGAATCCACGTAATACACGGCACCTGTATCGGGGTCGGTCCAGTTGCACGGTGCGCCATCGGTATTCCCATCCTCCTGCTCACACATCGGCAGCGGTGGCAGAGCATGGGACACAGGGTGCGTAGTGGTAGGCGCTGCATGCACGACCAGGGCCACAGCGAGGGTGGACAACGTAGTGAGTGTGAATCTGACTGCGGTGGTGGACATGTCACTGAGTGTACGCGAGAACCGCTGGAGTGCAACAAGATTCGTAACACCCTGGGGGGCACACCCCCGCCCGGGGTAGCACGATCGGGCGGTAATGCGGAGGAGCCATCGTATGCGTCGCATACGCGTTCGGGGATTTACCACCCGCGCAACCGGCGCTCAGTGCGAACGCGCAGATCACACCCGGTTACTGCATTCGACAGAACCCGCAAAACTGCGTCTGAAACAGACAAGAAAGGTCAGATAATTGCCTGAAAACCCCGAAATACCGAAGTATCCGAAGGGCCTCAAAGCCGCTGGACGCCGCTTCTGGCGTGAGGTGTTCTCCACCTACTACCTCACGGAGAGCCCCGAAGAGATGTTCTTGGTAGAAGAGGCGGCCCGCACCGCCGATGTAGTCGCTCGACTCCAAGGCGTCGTAGACATCGCCGAGAGTCTCAGAACGCGCGGTAGTCGCGGCCAGGATGTGGCCATCCCCGAACTGGATGCTCTACGGGCTTATCGTGCCCAGTTCGCCGCGCTGCTCAAGCAACTCGACTTCCCGGCACCGCTAGACGACGACACCGCCGACAAATCCAACAACGGCCCCATGAGCAGATCGGCAGCGGGCAAGGCGGGAGCCGCCGCTCGCTGGGGCAACCGAAAAGGCCTCTAATGGCATCCCAGAAGTTCCGCCGAATCGACGGCAGAGACCGCGTACGACCCGAAACCCCGTCAGAAGCCGTAGAGCATCACCTATCGATGGCAGAACAGTTCAAGCGGGCTCTCGGCTGGTACAACCGGCCCGTGAACAGCGAACCGTTCCACACAACCGCCAACCGCCAATGCGGCACCTGCCACCAGATCAAGCCCGGTGCTGAATTCAACGGCCCCGTGTACCCAAACAGGCCAGACCTGAACACATGTGGCCGGTGCTCAAGGTGATGGGATACCAGTAGTACACGAAAAGCGCCCAACCTCGGGACCATTACGGTTCCTTGGAAGGGCGCTTTTTTGCGTTTAGAGGGTTACTGCGGCACCACCCGACAGGGAAGAGTCGTGAAGAATTATCTTGTTGGGCTGTGCGCCCTCCGGGACATCGAAGGGCAGTCGTACCTGTATCGAGTTGCCTGGGTTGACGTCTGTGTGCGAGCTGTCCAGGTACATTGCTGCCAAACTGCTGGACTCGTAGGACTTGTCCCCAACCTTGAGCACCTGGGCACTTGGCGAGAAGGACTGAGACACCTTACCGATGTTGGTCACCGTCATGTGGATAACAATCCACTCGCCTTGGGCGTCCTCTTGCATGAACTGGTTGTTGGCGGCACCCACCGTCTTACCGGCGCGCTCCACTTGTGTAACCACGAAGGCGAATTTCCCGTCGCGCACTTCGGTCCCCACGCTTTGAGCGGCGGGCTCGGCGGTGACCACGGGGACAGTAGTCGCGGTACGTTTGTCCGACTTATCAGAACCGGCGGCCCCGATCATGCCGATAAAGAGTATGAGCACAGCGATTCCCCCGGCAATCCACGGCCAGACTTTGTGTTTGCTTTTGGCGCGTAGGGGTGCACTATCAAGCCACTGATACCCATTGAAAAAACGCATCCCCGGTTTTCCCGAAGGGTCCGGGTACCAACCTGGACTTGCCATACGATGAGCTTAGGCCGCTGGCCAGGCGATAGGCGTCGTTTGAGGCTTTCTCTACTTAGTACCGTGCTCCGCGATGCACTGCGGCCTCGACGTAATAGAACATACTATGCGGCTTCGAGATCAGAGCTTTACTGATCCTGACGGGCGAAGATCCCATTCCGCCTCAATCCGATCCACTTCCGCTGCGAGGGTGTTCTTAAGAGCGCGTGGCGTGCCGAAGCCCAGCGTTTGATTGCTCTTCTCGGTATTGGCGCGGAGGGCCTCAGGGAGGTGCGGGCGAAGAGTCTCGTACCAGGACGTGTGGAAATATCGGCTCGTGAAGTGGACCTGATAACCCTTTGGGAAACCCCCAGAATCGGTGCCCGTGGCGTCAATCGTGGAGATACCGGTACGCCAAGACGAGATCAGATCGCGCTTGTGTTTGAGTTGCTCTCGCCTCCGCTCGACGCCCCAGTTAGCCCACGGAGCGATGAGTGAGCTGAGCGCCCCTGTCGCTAATCCAGCTACACCGCCGATGACAGCGGCCCAGACTTCCGAGGCCATAACGAGCCCTCCCTACCCTCTCGTGGACCCATCGGAACCGGTTCTCTGTCGCTATCCGTGAAGCCCCTGCCGAGTTCGTTTAGTTAGTTGAGCAGATCGTCGCGTTCGCGCGTCATGCGCGGAATCTTAGAATTCCTCCGAAGCGCGTAAGGCCGAAATCAGACAGACGAGTGTGTCATGCCGATCACCCGATCCGCGCGCGAGAGCGTGCCCTCTACGTGTAGGGGCTCCCTACGATCATCTCAGCCCGAATGGACTTGCCGGGACTCTCCCGAAGTCGGATCGAGATCTCAGCGTCGATCAGCATCTTGCGCTTATCTTCCGGCGCAGCACCGGGCCAGACCTCGCGGTAGGTCTTCTCCAGCTCGACGTTCTCGTAGCCAGCCTGGCGCACGGGGACGCTTGCCAGCTCGTCTCTACGCGCGAGCAGCTGTTTCATCTGGTTTCGGTACACCAATTCGTCTTCACCAGACGGGAACAAACCAGAAGCTCGGTCTTCTCGCAGCAGCTCGATCCGCTGGTTGATGAAGTCGAGTTCGTACGAGTTGTCCTCACCGGGGATGAACACCCGCTCGGTAACCCTGCGGTCGCCCCGTTCCAATAGGAACTGCTCCGACAACAGCTCGTCTAGATCATCGGCGACGACAAACACGGCTTTGCAGTTGATAGGGGTGCGCGAGCACCGGTAGTAGCGGTAAAACGTCACATGCCCGTCAGACTTTCTCGGCCTGGTCTTAGAGAACTGTTGCGCCAACGACGACCCACATATGCCTTGGCAGTCGCCAAGACACTCGGAGCCAGATCGCTTATGTGAGCACGGCGCGCCACAGTACCCAACCCCGAGCATCGGATTCGACGTATCCGACGGCGTGCGGGGTTTCCCTTTACGCAGCTGTGCCGCGCGTTGAACCTCGTCCCAGCGCTCAGGTGTGAACAACGGCGGTGCTAGCCGTATCGGTTCGCCGCTGTCGTCCAACACCGGCTGCCCCTTGTGGGTTTTGATACCTAGCGTCCGGTATCCGGTCAGGATCTCAATCACGTTCGTGGTAGTCCATCGACCCTTAGGCTCCAATCCCCTAGCTTTCCGCGATCGGCCTTGCGAAGTCAGCTTGCCGGATTCGTTGAGCCATTCGGTGATGCGAACGAACGACCACCCGTCGACAAGTTTGTCCGCCATCTCACGGACCAAATTGGCCGCGTCGGGGTCGATTGCCAGCCCCTTACCCCTCCCCGAGGGGTGGTCGACTACCTGGTACCCCAGTGGCGGTAGTCCCGCCGCCCACCGGGTTGTCGGCCTAATGGCCCGGTGCATGTCCTCGGCGCGCGACTTGAAGCGGTTCAATTCGATTTGAGCAAACGCCGCTGCGATCGTTACGAACAGCTCGCCCAGTATTGAATCGATTTTCGAAGACGGGTTCAGGTAGTTGAGCGTCATCCCGTCTTCGGCGAAGACAACGATCTTCTTGTTCGCCTCGGCCCACTCGATGAAATCCGAACAATGCCGCATCGAGCGGAACGCACGGTCCAGTTTCGACCAGATGATCACCTCCCACTCGTGGCTACGTTCTCGTATCCACGGTCCGAGGTCTGGGCGCTCGTGCGGGGGTACCGATGCGGACACCCCGAGGTCTTCAAACACCCCCACCACCGGGTAGTCCTGGGCATTTGCCCACTTAGTAGCCGTGTCTATCTGTGCCTCGTGAGAGACCTTCTGGGGGCCGGAAAGCACCGAGACACGAGCACCCACAAGAGCCCTAGGCCGATTACTAGACATGCTTCAAGAGTGTATGCTACTGTTGATCCAGGAGCATCGCTATCAATAGCGCCAGCGGGTTGTCCTCCAGCAACTCATCGGCGGCCGGGTCTT